ACCTATTAAGGGCAGAGTTATTCTAGTCGAAGGAATATTTGATATGATAAATTTATTCGATAAAGGATTACCCAATGCAATTTGTTGCTTTGGTACAAAGAATATAGACGAAGAAAAGATGTCTATACTAAGAATGCAAAACATAGAGGGGGTAGATATCGTATTTGATGGAGACCAAGCAGGACAAGACGCTGCTGAAGGTCTCAAGATACTAGCAGACAAAGTAGGACTAGTATCAAGAAATGTAAACTTGGGTGCAAACATTGACCCAGGCGGTCTTGGACAAACACAAGTACAAAATTTAAAGCAGAGGTTATATGGATAAAAATAGAGAGCAACCCGAATGGACGGGCCAAGAAGAACTAAGGGACTTAGTGTACCGCGGAGGTAAAGTTCCAGGATATAAAATAGCAAAAAACGGTTTGGTAATTAGTTATAAAGTGAAAAAAATAGACGGAAAAGTTATGAAATGGACGCAAAGAAGCAAGACAAACGACTATCCAGCGGTATCATTACAGGTTCCTGAAGAGCTTGTTGGTCATGCTATTAATAAAGAAGCTATAAAATATAGAAGATCAGCAAAAGGATTCGTAGAAAAAGTTGTCAATGTACATATATTAGTAGCAGATGCTTGGTTAGACACTAATAATAATTGTCCTGAGCATTTAAAACCTTGGTGGGATAATCTTTGTACAGACCTTAAAAAGGAGCTTAGACAATACTTTTTTATAGACCACATAAACAATGACACATGGGATCCGCATGTATATAATCTGGGGTTTGTGTCTACTAGGCATAACAATCATCATATAAAAATGGCAATGCAGAAAGAAGTAATAAAAAACAGTTCTTGACACAGCGTTCAGAATTTGATATAATATATAAAAATAAGAAAACAATATGACAATAAACGTAGCACTAATAGAGTCCAAAACCAGCAGAACAAACTGGGAGGATAGATTTGATAATAACTTTGAGATAGACAGATATGCTCTGTGTTCTGATAGCAGTAAGAAAAAGATTCTTAAAGCTGATGTAGACATAGACATAGATACCTTAGCATATGACTGGATTATAGTTGTAGGCTCAGAAGCACTCAAGTTCTTTACTAGTGTTAATTCTATAACAGAGTATAGTGGCAAGTGTGTAGATGAAAAGTATCTACCTGTAATTAACCCTGCTATGTTATCATTTAAGCCAGAGGCAAAACCTCTATGGGATAAGAGTAAGCAAAACATTATAGATTATATTAGTGGTGAACTAATACAGATGAAACTAGACGAAGATAAATGTTATGGTATACAAGATACCGAACAGTTTCACAAGTTCTTAGAAGCTGCAATTGCCCACCCTAACAAATATATAGGTCTTGATTCGGAAACAACAGGGCTGTACCCAAGAGATGGATACATGCTAGGAATGAGTATTTCATATGAGAAAGACCACGGTGCATATATTGACACGGAGTGTGTAGACGAAAAAGCAGAGGAGCTGTTACAGAAGTTATTTAATACTAAGATAGTAGTGTTTCACAACGCAAAGTTTGACTTAGCGTTCTTTGAATATCACTTTAACTTTACCTTTCCAAAGTTTGAAGATACTATGCTATTACATTACTGCCTAGACGAAGTTCCTGGCGGGCATGGACTAAAGCAATTAGCAATGGAACATACACCATACGGAGACTATGAGAAACCAATGTATGATTGGATAGACCAGTACAAAAAACAACATAGAATACTTAAGTCAGACTTTCAATGGGGTGCAATTCCATTTGATACTATGAAGATATACGCTGCTATGGACGCAGTAGTAACGTTACTTGTTTTTGAGAAGTTATATCCCGCAGTAAGAAAGAATGCAAAGTTACTTAGTGTATACGAAGATATACTTATACCTGGCTGCAGATTTCTAACTGACATTCAGGATAACGGTGTTCCTTTTGATAAGCTAAGACTACTCAAGGGTAGGGATTTAATGCAGACTGACATAGATAATGCAGTAGCAGAGTTATACGAGTTTCCAGAAGTTAAACAGTTTGAAGAAGCAAACGACAAAGAATTTAATCCAAACAGTACAGTACAGCTAAGATCCTTACTGTTTGATTTTGTCGGGTTAAACCCCACAGGCAAAAAGACAGGTACAGGTGCACACTCAACAGATGCAGAAGTACTAAACAAATTAGCAGAAGAACATGAGATACCTAAGCACATTCTTTCTATCAGACAAAAGTCTAAGATTAAGAATACATACTTAGATAAAATATATCCACAATTAGATAAAGATAGTAGATTACGCACAGGGTTTAATCTACATGGCACGACATCTGGCAGACTATCTTCTAGTGGTAAAATGAATATGCAACAAATACCTAGAGATAATCCCATAGTAAAAGGGTGTATGCGTGCCGCAGAAGGTAAGAAGATTGTTGCAATGGATTTAACAACTGCAGAAGTATATGTTGCTGCTGTACTTGCTAAAGATGAGAACCTAATGGACGTATTTAGAAGCGGTGGAAACTTTCACTCTAGTATAGCGAAGTTAGTATTTAATTTACCTTGTGAAGCAGAGGAAGTTGCAGAGCTTTACTCTACACAAAGACAGGCAGCTAAGGCTGTTACCTTCGGCATTATGTATGGTGCAGGAGCAAATAAAATCTCACAGCAAGTTACAGCAGATTCGGGCAAGAACTTCAGCAAACAAAACGCACAAGAAGTTATTGATGATTACTTTAAACAGTTCCACAAACTCAAAAAGTGGATAGACTACTCAAGTAAATATATCATGGATAACGGTTTCATATATTCACAGTATGGAAGAAAGAGAAGATTACCTAACGTTCGTTCAGATAATCAAGGAATACAAAGTCATGAAGTAAGGTCTGGACTAAACTTTTTAGTTCAGTCTGTAGCTTCTGATATAAATTTACTAGGGGCAATAGATACACACGATCATATAAAATCGATAAATAAAACTAAAGAGATGAGAATCTTTGCACTAGTACATGACTCAATACTTGCAGAAGTAGATGAGTCTGAGGTAGAGGAGTACCGCAAGATTGTTCAGGAATGTATACAAAAAGATAGAGGTATCTACATTCCTGGCTGTCCTGTTGGTTGTGACTTTGACATAGGAGAAGATTACTCCTTTGGAAAGTTTGAAAAGATGTATGATTTATGATAGACTAAATTTTCCTATCTACCCAATTCACACAGATGATGTGATAGGAGTAGATGGAATTCTTTGGATAGAAAATCAAGTACTTGATGATAGAAATATGAAAGGAGAGACTCTAGGAATCAGAAGATTACAGAGTCCTATGAAGAGTATATACCCTATAAAGTATATGATAGAAGATATACCTTCCTACTTACAGCATCAGGGAAAGTTTTATATAGATAACTCAGGTTACTTCTTTACAAAAGAAAAAACAACAAAGGTAAATTTAAAATACCACAAAATTATGAGAGTAGACCAAAAAGACACAGCTAGTGTACTTTGGATAAAAGATTGTCCCTTCCCTTTTACTCTCCCCAGACCCCTGTTACAAGACCAATCTTGGGCAGGTATACTATATAGGGAAGGGATTCCTTGGCTGCTATATGATACTGCAGCTGAGAAGAAGAAGAATTCATGGAGAAAAATATGAAAAAAGTACCAATATTAATACTTATGGTGTCACCTTTAGGTGCTACCCCTTATATAGAGTATAAAAATGAAGCACAGTTTCAGTATGAAAACTATCTTGGGAACTCAAGTTACTTTAGAGCTGGATATAAATTTGACAATAATATGTATATAGAAGTAGGAGAAACACAGGAGCTAGGATATAAGTTCAATGAAGGCAACTGGACCTTTAAGGGTAAGTGGGAGTTCAAGAACGAAGATAAAAGCAAACTAGAAACAGAAATTAGATATAGTTTTAAGTAATAAAATGATAGCAATAATAGACGGGGTATTCTCCGATATACAAATGGCACAATGGAAGAAGAACATTAATCGTTCAACTGATAATTTTGTTAGCGGAGTCCTTGATAAAGAGGGGGAAGGCTGGCATCTTATTGATGCTGACCATGATAATCAGTATATGTGCTATGAAATTTTAAGACAGGCGGGAAAGTACTTTAACACTAAAAATATCATAGGATATGACTATTGGACACATACAGGTACTAGACCGCTACAATGGCATTATGATAAAGATGAGAACGCTTATTTAAAGTTTGGAATAAAAAGATATCCTCTATGCTCCACAGTATTCTATCTAGAAGTAGAAGAATTAATTGGAGGCAAACTTCACTTTGGAGACGGAGTAGAAGTAGTACCTAAAGAAAATAGACTAATAGTTTTTTCTGAAGGACTATATCATGGAGTAGATGATTTTGAAGGAGTAAGAACATCTATAAATATTAATCCTTGGAACACTAGATTATATAAATGAGACTGTGGAAGTTATGGGCAAAATCATTAGGAGAAAAAGTTGGAACGGATAAAGATGCTGATAGTGTCGCTATCATGCGTACCATTATTGTGCTTATTAATTTTATTACTTGCTTTGCAATAGTAGCTAATATAGTACACGGTTGGTAACATGAAAGCAGTAATAAGTGATAGGATATACCTAGAAGTACTTCCGCATCAGCAACAAAAGATTGATAAGGAATTAACTTATGCGATACCTTCTTTCAAATATGGAGACCCACCTTTAATTATAAAAAATATGGCAATGATTCGTCAAGGATTAGTTGCAATACCAGTAGGCAGAATCGATTTAATTCCCACCGACCACGAAATCACAGATAAGAGAACAGATATACCTGTCGAGTTCCCGGAGTTTAATTTAACATTACGACCAAGTCAACAAGAAGTCTATGACCAGATTGGCGACGGTGGTATAATTAACGCATGGGTAAGCTGGGGTAAGACATTTACAGGTCTTGCAATAGCTGCTAAGCTTGGACAGAAAACATTAGTAGTTACTCACACTTTAGCTTTAAGAAAGCAGTGGGAAGATGAATGTGAAAAAGTATTTGGAATTAAGGCTGGGATTATTGGTAGTGGAAGATTTGAACTTGATAGTCCTATTGTAATTGGGAATATACAAAGTTTATACAGAAAGATTCCAGAGTTACGACAAGCATTCGGCACAATCATCTTAGATGAGATGCATCACTGTAGCGCTCCTACCTTTTCTAGAATTATAGATAAGAATTGTGCTAAACATAAGATAGGCTTAACAGGCACATTACAAAGAAAAGATGGGAGACACGTTGTCTTCCGTGATTACTTTGGAGACAATGTTCTTAAGCCACCAAAGGAAAACTTTATGATGCCCAGAATTAATATCTTACCGATACCGATAAGATTCATGGACGGAAATAGTATACCTTGGGCTAATAGAGTGAATGAGTTAGCCTACAACCCAGAGTACCAACATTCTGTCGCTATGGCGGCTGCTTCATATGCAGCTAAAGGTCACAAAGTGTTAGTAGTATCTGATAGAGTGGACTTCCTAAGAAACTGTGCCAAACTCACTGGTGATAACGCAGTTTGTGTAACGGGAGCAGTCCATCACGAAGATAGAGCAGATATAATTAAACAGATTTTTGAGGACAAAGACGTTCTATATGGGACACAGTCTATCTTCTCTGAGGGTATTTCTTTAAATATTCTTAGCTGTTTAATTCTTGCTACACCAGTAAATAATGAGCCGTTACTTACACAGCTCATTGGAAGAATAATTAGGGACTACAAGGATAAATTACAACCTATAGTAGTAGACATAAACTTAATCGGAAAGACTGCACAGAGACAGGCTAGTATGCGTATGGGTTACTATCTTAAAGAAGGCTATGAGATATCAACCCTGTGAGCACCTCCGAAAAATATTACTTGACACGAGTTTTAAAATTTGTTATAATATATGATAAAATATAATTGGGAAAAGATATTTACAGAGACGAAAGGAGACTCGACTTCGATTCTTACCATCGTCCATCTTTTAACTTATAAAAGAGTTCCTGCTAGTAGGAAAGACAAGACTTATAAATACTTCGGTAAAAGTTTTGTAGGGAATAGTTTTTTACTAAACCCTAGACAATTACTAGTAGAACGCAGAAATTATAGCAATAAGGAAGCTGCCGAGTATATCGCAGTTGCCTCGTACCGAAATTATTTTAATTATAATCAGACAGGAAAGACAACACTAGAGTTGTTACACTTACCTGTCGAGACAACAATAGTAAATCGCAATAGATTGCTTTGGATAGAGAATGGTCTAGTACACTTTCTGTTTGAAGATAACGCTAAATGGAGAACATAAAAAAATGGCATTAAAATTTAACCAAGCTCAAGGGAGCGCAAAAAAAGACAAGATAGACCAATACACTTACAAAGAGGGCGATAACGTAATTCGCTTAGTTGGAGACATCTTACCCAGATATGTATACTGGATTAAGGGAGAGAATGGCAAGAATATTCCAATGGAATGTCTAGCTTACGACCGTGATACAGAAACATTCAATAACAAGGACAAAGACTATGTAAGAGAATTCTTTCCTGACCTTAAATGTGGTTGGGCATATGCAATTCAAGGCATAGACCCTGCAGATGGCAATGTAAAAGTTGTTAATCTCAAAAAGAAACTCATGGAACAAATCATGGTTGCAGCTGAAGACCTCGGTGATCCTACGGATCCTGAAACAGGTTGGGACGTATTCTTCCAAAGAGTTAAAACTGGACCAATGGCTTTTAATGTAGAGTATAGACTACAAGCATTAAAATGCAAGCAGAGACCATTAAACGAACAAGAGCTAGCAAAGATAGCTGACATTCGTTCTATGGATGATGTCCTTCCTAGACCTACCGCTGATGCTCAACTCGAGCTTCTACAAAGAGTTACACAACCAGCAGCTGGCGCAGAAGCACCATCTGATGTAGATAAAGAATTCAGCATTTCGTAGCATGAAGATACTGTTTACAGCTGACTGGCACATAAAACTTGGACAGAAGAATGTTCCAATGCCTTGGGCATGTAGTAGATATGACTTGTTTTTTGAGCAAGTACATGACTTGGAAGACCAAGTAGACCTACATGTTATAGGCGGAGACATCTTTGACAGAGTTCCCTCAATGGACGAATTGACATTGTATTTTGATTTTATCAAAGACATAAGTATTCCTACCCTCATTTATGATGGTAACCATGAGGCAACTAAAAAGAATAAGACTTTCTTTTCAAACCTTAAAAGAGCCACCCAAGATGTAAACCCCCAAGTTACTATTATAGATGAGACTACGGAATATTCGTGGGGTACTATACTTCCCTATGCAGACTTGCATAAGAAGGGAGGCATAGAAGCCTGTAATAGTAATAAACCTTTATATACACACGTGAGAGGCGCAATACCCCCTCATGTTACACCTGAGGTTGATTTAGATAGATTTAATGATTTCCCTGTTGTATTTGCTGGAGACTTACATAGTCACTCAAATACACAGAGAAACATTGTCTACCCTGGGTCACCTATGACTACATCTTTCCATAGGAATGTAGTTGAGACAGGATATATTATAATTGATACTGAAT